AGCACAGATACCTTTAATGTAAACAATATGGGAAAGCCAAGAATTATTATAGGAAGTTTTACCCAATTCGGGGTGGAATCATACGAAGGACGGTCTATCGAGGATAGATGCAAGTTACTAGTGGAAACAGGAGAACCTATCAGGGATACTTCGCCATTAATCTTCACGCCTAAAGAAAAAGGAGTAATGCCACAATACGACGTGCGGGCAGACAAGTGGGATATCGCACAAGACGCGATGGACAAAGTAAACAGAGAACGTATCGCAAAAGGACAACAGCCTCCAAGTGGAGAAGCAGATAAGAAAGATACCGCTCAAGGCGGCGCATCGACAGATGCTGGGCAACCTACATGACAGTAGGACTTCAATAAGTCATGCGTACCTTCGGGTACGCATGTAGCCATTATAATCTAGTATAGAAACCTCGCTTTTTGAAAAAGCGCGAAAACGACACAATATGGGATTTTTAAATTTTTTAGACAAAGGAGGAAGCGGCCTAATTACAGGAATTGCCAACACAATAACGGGAGCAGTTCAGAACAAAAAGGCACTGGAATGGCAGAAGGAACAGTGGCAGCAACAGATGCAGTACGGACGTGAGATGTGGGAGAAACAGAACCAGTCAGAAAATGAACGTATGGCACTACAGAACCAGTGGAACAAGGAAGCAGCAGCACAATCGCAGCAATATGCCAAAGAGATGTTTGACTATACGGGTTACGAGAACCAGGTGAAGCAGATGAAAGCCGCAGGACTGAATCCAGCACTGATGAACGGTGGCGGAGGGTCAGCGGGACAGGCAAGTGCAGGAGCCGAAGTACAGCCAGCACAGGCATTCCAGCCGATGGGAATACAGATGGCATTACAGGCACAGCAGGTAATGGCCAACACTCAACTAGCTAATGCTCAGGCTCAGAAAACAAGAGCCGAGGCTACGGCACAGAACATGCAGAACCTGATAGGCAGCAGCATCGACCTAGCGCAGAAGATTGGAGAGATTGGAAGGACAAAGCAGGAAAAGAAAACCCTGGAGGCTACATATAACAAGACAGTGGTAGAAATCAAGAAGGTTCAAGAAGAGGTTAATAACCTTATGTTGCAGGGAGATATATTGAAAGAGAACAAAGAACTGCTTGAGTTCCAAAACGGAGTGAACAGGATTATAAAGAATGGAACATACTTCGATGAAAAAGGCAAAGAGACGGATTGGCAGCAGGCGGTACTCATGAGATATTTCGGGCCTCTCGGAAGAGAAGTGGCACAATGGGATAAAGACGAACAGCAGGCACTATTCGACAAAGGTGTACTAGAGCGTCTGATGAAGGATATAGATGCCATTGCAACAGGAAAGGCAAACGAATTCTCACTAGCGGGAATGAAGTTCGATTTGATGCAGAAACAGTGGGAAAGAGAAGGCTTCGAGCTGGAACAGGACAAGGCAGCATCCAAACTGCTCGATGAGATGACGGGCGAAGGAGAATATGCAAGACTGTTAGGCAAGTTCTTGAAAGTACTGTTAAGATTTATGAAACCATCAAGAAAGTAGCGCGCGCGTACGTATATCGCACACGCACGAAATAAGCTTGATGGTAATAATTTGGGCGTGACCCACAAGGGGTCGGGCTTTCCGCTGCAATTCCTCCTGCGCTTCGCTCCGTGCGGGATTTCCGCTGCAATCCCTCACGCGCTATGCAGGATTCGCTACTATGTGGCGCGCAATCGCCGCGCGGCTAAGAACAATACAATGTATGCACCAGAGGTCAGGCACGCAAGCGCGCCAGACCATAATGCTACATACATTGTATCGTTCTATTTTTTTTATTTAGGTTCGCCAAAAAAAAGACTATGTGTTTATATACGAAATATATATTGAATAAAAAGTACATGTATACAAAAAAAAACCAAGGAAATGTACCAGATTGTAAGGATGAAAGATTAAGATATGTGCCAACAAAGTGCGGAAAGTGTATCGAGTGCAGAAAAGAAAAGGCAAGAAACTGGAGAATCAGACTAGCAGAAGAGCTGAAAAAAGATTATAATGCGCTATTTATTACACTAACATTCAACGAAAAAAATTACCAGAAGCTGTCACAGGAATTATTTAAAAAAAAGAAAAACCTGAACTATACCGAACAGAACGAGATGTGCAAGACAGCTGTAAGAAGATGGCTGGAAAGAATACGAAAAAAAACAGGCAAGTCCATCAAACACTGGATGGTAACCGAAAAAGGAGAAGACTACGGGAGAATACACCTGCACGGAATAGTATGGTGTCCAAGAGAAAGAGTA